GGTAACGCGCGACCACAAAGTTTATCTAGCGACAGACTTTTAAAAAAAAGTTAACAAAATGGAAATGCAATTAAATAATACAAAAAAAATGGGTCGACCAATGATAGCTGATCCAGACTATAATTCAGCTAGAGCAAGGAAAATGGAAGCAGATGCTGATCTTGCAGAGTTGGAATTGCTACAAGCTAAAAAAGAATTACTTTCTGCCAATGATGTTTTAAATTCTTGGACAGAAGTTTTAGCAGCTATGAGGGCAAAGATGTTATCCTTGCCAACTGTAACTGCACCATTAATTGCTAATGAAACAGACATTGGCGCAATTCAGCATATAATTGAAAAACAGATACATGAAGCATTAAATGAATTATCAACATATGAACCCAATAAGCCAAACGGAAGCAAAACAAGCACTAAAGCAAACGATAAAATCAGCAATGTCAATTCTGAAACCACCACCAAAACTAACAGTAACAGAATGGGCAGACCAAGAAAGACGGCTAAGTTCAGAAGCTAGTGCTGAACCCGGTAGATGGTATACTTCAAGGGCAAATTATCAAAAAGGCATTATGGATGCTATTTCTGATCCTCTGATTAGAGATTGTGTCGTAATGGCAGGTGCGCAAGTTGGCAAGACTGAAATGTTGCTTAATGTTATTGGGTTTCATGTAGGTCAAGACCCTGCACCAATGTTAGTTGTCCAACCAACTTTAGAAATGGCACAATCATTTTCAAAAGATAGACTTGCACCAATGTTAAGAGATACACCTAATTTAAAAGGTAAAGTAAAAGACCCTAGAGCAAGAGATGCAAATAACACAACAACACACAAAGTTTTTCCCGGTGGTCACGTTTCACTTGTTGGTTCAAACTCACCATCTGGATTAGCATCAAGACCAATCAGAATTGTGTTATGTGACGAAGTTGATCGTTATCCTGCTTCTGCAGGTTCAGAGGGTGACCCAGTTCAATTAGCTAGAAAAAGAAGTGCAACATTCTGGAATAGAAAAATAGTAATGGTGTCAACACCAACTAATAAAGGTGCATCAAGAATTGAAAATGCTTTTGAAGAAAGTGACAAGAGATATTATTATGTGCCTTGTCCAGATTGTCATCACGAACAGAGATTAAAATGGTCTAATGTTAATTGGGAAAAAGATAAACCAGAAACTGCTTGTTACACTTGTGAAGAATGTGGTTCAATTTGGGATGATCCAAAAAGATATAGAGCAGTCAGACTAGGTAATTGGAAAGCAACTGAAGAATTTAAAGGTGTTGCAGGTTTTCATATTAGTGGAATTTATTCTAGTTGGACACCTTTAGCTGATGCAGTTAGGGATTTTCTAAGTGCGAAAAAGATGCCAGAAACATTAAGGGTCTGGACAAATGTTTATTTAGCTGAAACGTGGGAAGATCAAGGTGAACGTGTTGATGATTATGCAGTTGCTGAACGTGCTGAACCATTTGGTGACAAGCTAGATGCAAATATAATGCTTTTGACTTGTGGGATTGACGTTCAAGATGATCGATTAGAATTAGAGGTTGTTGGTTGGGGTAAAGATGAAGAAAGTTGGAGTGTTGACTACAGAACTCTTTATGGTGATCCATCAACACCTCATTTATGGAATGATCTGGAAAATATACTAAAAAACATTTATGAAACTGAAGATGGTCGACAAATGCAAATCAGATCAGCTTGTATTGATAGTGGTGGTCACTATACACAAGCAGTTTATAATTTTGTTAGACCTAGAGAGGGTAGAAGAATATTTGCGATTAAAGGTATGGCAGGAGAAAGTAGACCAATAGTTTCAAGACCTACAAGAAACAATATTGGTAAAATTAGATTATTTACGTTAGGTGTTGATAATATCAAGGAGTTAGTATTTTCAAGATTAAAGATTAATGAAGTTGGTGCAGGTTTTTGTCATTTCCCAGATGATAGACCAGATGAATATTTTAAACAATTAGCATCAAGTGAAAAAATTGTTACTAAATATCATAAAGGTTTTCCCAGACGTGAATTTGTTAAAACTAGAACAAGAAATGAAGCGTTAGACTGTAGGGTTTATGCAATTGGTGCTTTATCTATTTTAAACTTAAACTTAAACGTAATTTCTGATAGAATGCAAAGTGAAAAAGTAAAAACAACTGAAGAACCACCAAAAAGACCTATTAGACCTAATCGATATAGGGGTAATAGTTTCATTAATGGTTGGAAATAATAAACTATGGTACAAAATCCCATTTTAGGTTATAGTATCTTGACAAAATAAAAAATTTGTAAAAGGGATTTATTCGTGGCTAACCTTTTTAATGCAGACAATGCACCTACAGAAGAACCAGAACAGTTCGTAATAGGTGACTTTATCCAATGGAAAAGAACAGATTTATCAACTGATTATCCAAATACCACACATTCAATGGCATATGTTGCCAGAATAAGAGCAGGTGGTAATAATGAAATAACAATATCTGGCACAAATTCAGATGCAAATTATTTATTTACTGCTAATAGTGCTGCAACTGCTAATTATGTTGAGGGTCATTACCATTGGCAGTTAGAAGTTACTGAAACATCTAGTGGTAATAGAATTGTAGTAACAACTGGTGAATGGGAAATAATTCCAGACCTAGATGTTAACAATGCTGATCCACGAAGCCATACAGAGATAATGCTAGATAAAATTGAAACTGTTTTACAAGGCAGAGCAGATGCAGATGTATTATCTTATTCTATTAATGGTCGTTCTTTATCTAAAATGTCACCAGATGAACTTGTTCAATGGCGAAACTACTATAAAAAAGAATTAGCTATGCATAAAAGAAAAGAATTAATTAAACGAGGTAAACCAACTGGTGCTACTGTTTCTGTGAGGTTTTAGATGGGTATTTTTGATTTTTTAAAACGTGACCAGAAGTCAGCCAAAAGAATGAAAAGAAATTATGGAGGTGCTAGAGGTGGTCGCTTATTTGGTGATTTTGTTGGTTCTTCTTTTAGTGCTGATAGTGAGTTAAGATATAATCTTGAAGTTTTAAGAAACAGATCAAGAGAATTAGTCAGAGATAATGAATTTGCAAAAAGATATATTAATTTAATTAAAACAAATGTTGTTGGTGATAAAGGTTTTCATCTTCAAGTCAAAGCAAGAAATGATGATGGCTCTTTAGATAGAGCAGGAAATGCTATTATTGAAAATGCTTGGAAAAGTTGGGGTCGTTTAGGCAATCCAACAGTTGATGGTCGTATGAGTTGGTTAGATTGCCAAAAATATGCGATTGAAGCATTAGCAAGAGATGGTGAAGTATTTATTAAAAAGCTATCTGGCAAAAGATACAAAGATAATTATAGCTTACAATTAGTTGAAGCTGATATGATTGACGAAAAGAAAAACGAAGTTCTTGAAAATGGCAATCAAGTTAGAATGGGTGTTGAATTAGATACTTATCACAAACCTGTTGCTTATTATGTTTTAACAAGTCATCCCGGTGATAGACATTACAACAAAACACAAGGTCAAAAACATATAAGAGTTCCTGCTAGTGAAATGATCCATATTTTTATGCCAACTAGAACACATATGACTAGAGGTGAGCCATTTATGGTTTCTGTTATTAGCACATTAAAGATGTTAGGTGCTTATAGAGAAGCAGAGATTATTGCTGCTAGAATTGGTGCATCTAAAATGGGTATGTTAACAACACCAAATTCAGATGATTTTATGGGTGATGATTTACATGATGGTCATATGCCATTGATTGATGTTGAACCGGGTACATTTCACCAATTACCTGCCGGGTATGATATAAAAATGTTTGACCCAGATCATCCTAATACTGGGTTTGCAGAGTTTGAAAGTGCAATGCTTAGAGGTGTAGCATCTGGATTAAATGTTAGTTATGCAGCTTTATCAAGTGATTTATCTTCTGTTAATTATAGTTCTATTAGGCAAGGAGCATTAGATGAAAGAGATGGTTATAGGTCTTTACAAGAATTTATGGTGCAACATTTCGCAGAAGTTATCTTCAAAGATTGGTTATCTTCAGCAATGGATTTTGGAACAATACCAATTCCATCAAATAAATTTGATAAATTTTTCGATAATACTTCTTTTAGGGGTCGTGGTTGGAATTGGATTGACCCATTAAAAGAAATAAATGCAGCAGTTGTTGGATTGCAGAATGGTATTTTATCCCATCAAGATGTTGCAGCTCATTATGGTCGTGATGTTGAAGAAACATTTAGTCAGATTAATCGTGATAAAGAAATGGCTAAACAGTTTGATTTATCAATGGCATTTGAGCCATTTGGTCAAAAGTTTCCTGCAGAACCAGAGGTAACTGGTGGAGATGATGATGGCGAAGTATAAAGGCGAAGATATAGACCTAACTCCAACTGATGCAATGGCAGAAGAAGCGCAAAGAGGTCTTGATTGGCGAAAAGAATTTGGTCGTGGTGGTACTGAAGTAGGTGTTGCAAGAGCAAGACAATTAGTAAATCAACAAGAAGTTTCTGCTGATACTGTTAGACGTATGCATAGTTATTTTTCAAGACATGAAGTAGATAAAAAAGGTGAGGGATTTTCACAAGGTGAAGATGGTTATCCATCTGCAGGTCGTATTGCTTGGGCTTTGTGGGGTGGTGATGTTGGTCAAAGTTGGGCAAGGAATAAAGATAAACAATTAGACAAGATTGATGAAGATGCAACCAGAGCCATTGAAGATGAATTTCCAGATAAAACAGTAACTGCTTTAGAAAATAAAGTAGAAGAACATAATGAAGAACACGGAAGTGCTAAGTCAAAAAGAGTTACTTTAGGAATGTTAGCTAAAGTTTATAAAAGAGGGATTGGTGCATATAACACTAATCCACAATCTGTAAGACCATCTGTGAGTTCAGAAGAACAATGGGCAATGGCAAGAGTTAATTCATTTTTATTTGCAGTTAGAAATGGCAAGTATAGAAGTGGCAAACATGATACTGATTTATTGCCAGATGGTCATCCAATGAAAACAGAAGATGAAAGAAGTGAAGTGAACTTAACAAATAGCGAAAATTATGATACATTCGCTAAAGATAAAGAAAGAGGTGCTGAAGTGGAAAATCGTCACGTTGTAGATGTACAAGAAACTGATGAAACAGTTACAGTTGTATTTGAAAAGCATAAAGAAATGCCATCTGAAGAAATGAATGAAGAAAATGAAAATTCATATGAAGATAAAGAAGAAGAAAAGATGGAAGATGATGAAAGAAAAGAACCTATTTCTTTNGATTATAGAGCCATTCAGCTAGATCAAAAAGCTATTGATGAAGAAAAAAGAGTTGTTAGTGTAGGTGTTTCAAGNGAAGAACCTGTNAAAAGACAATTTGGAATGGAAGTAATGGATCATACAAAAGAAAATATGAACCTAGAATTTTTAAACTCTGGTCGTGCGCCNNTATTATTAGATCACGATATGGAAAAGCAAATCGGAGTTGTGGAATCTGTTGAACTTGACGAAAATGCTCGAAGATTAAGAGCATCTGTTCGCTTTGGAAAAGGTGAAAAGAGTTCGGAAGTGTTCAATGATGTCGTTGATGGGATAAGACAGAATATTTCTGTAGGTTATCGTGTCGACAAAAAAGTAGAACGTGAAGATGATCCAGAAGATTATTATCGTGTTGCAACTACACCAATGGAAATTAGTATTGTTTCAATCCCTGCAGATCAGTCAAATCTTGTTGGTGTTGGTCGTTCTAGTTCCGAAACATTAAAATCAACCATTCAGATAAAGGAGAATAATATGTCTGAAAATATCGATCTTGATGCAGTAAGGCAAGAAGCAGCCAAATCAGCATCTAAAAATGCTAAAGACATAATGACTTTAGCAAGAAAGCACAACAAGGCAGACTTAGGTGAAGCTGCTTTGGGTCGTGGAATTGACATTGCAGAGTTCAGAGGTGAACTCCTAGATGTTATTGGAAACGACAAGCCACTAGACACACCTGTAAATGTGATTGAAGAAGCATCTAAAGAAAAAAGAACTTATTCTTTAGGAAGAATGATACAAGCACAAGTAACAGGTGATTGGAAAAATGCAGGATTTGAAAGAGAACTTTCAGATGAAATAGCAAAAAGAACTGGTAAGCAATCACAAGGAATGTATGTTCCAGACTTTGCTTGGCGATCTGGTGTTATGACAACTGCAGCAACTGGTGGTATCTCAAGTGAAAATGTAACAGATCAGTTTGTTCCAACAATCCAAAGAGGTGATTTGTTCATCGAAGCAATAAGAGCAAAGCAAGTAATGTCAAACTTAGGTGTTACTTATATGGGTGGTCTAACTAATAGAATTAGAATACCTAAAATTGCTACAGGTGCATCAGCAGGATTTGTTGAAGAAGCAGCAAACGTAACTGATCAAAGTCCAACAGATGCAGGTGTAACATTACAACCTAGAACATTAGGTGCATTCGCAACTATGTCAAGATTGTTAATGTTAGAAAGTGTTCCTGCAATCGAGCAGATTGTTCAAGATGACCTTTTACGTTCTATTGCTGATAAGATTGAATATCATGCAATAAATGGTTCTGGTTCTTCTGGACAACCTACTGGAATTCTAAACAATTCAGATGTGAATAATTTAGATATTTCTTCTGGCACAGACGTTGCAGCATTAACTTGGGCAGATATTACAGACCTTGTGAAGCTAGTTGAAGAAGATAATGGAGTTGTAAATGCAAATACATTAGGTTTCTTAACTAATCCAAAAGTAAAAGCTAAAATGGCTAATACTGTAAGAGTGGCATCTTCTGATAGTGTAATGTTATTGAATGAGCCTTGGAATGCTATTTATGGCTACAAGGCAGAGTTTACAAATAACGTGCCATCAGACCTTGATCCGGGCGATGGTGGATCAGATGCATCAGCAATGATCTTTGGTGACTTCTCACAATTAATGGTGGGATTATTTGGCGCACCATCAATCATAGTTGATCCATATTCTGGTTCAAAATCTGGTGATGTTACTATAAGTGTTATGCAAGAAGTTGACGTTGCATTAAGAAATGCAATATCATTTGCTAAAACAGATGAAATCTCAACTGCTTAATTAACATATAAATTGGGGGTGGTTTTAGGATCACCTCCATTAACTATTACGAGGTATTTATGAAAATAAAAATTTTAGAAAAATGTTATATAGGAACAAATGGTAATATGTTTGCAGGTGAAGAACATGACATTGATGATAGAATTGCAAACAAATTAATTGCTAGAGGTTTCGCAGAAGAAACTAAAGCTAAAAAAACAAAAAAAAGTATTATTAATAGAGCAATTAAAGCATTAGATACACCAGAGGATGAATAATGGCAGTTGAAAGTGCAGCAGATCGATTATTATTCTTAGAAGTAGATGATTTTGGAACTACTGCAAGTTATACTGTTCAAGGTGGTTCTGCTGCTAATATAACTGGAATATTTGATAACGAATTTATAGAGGTGGATGCAGGTGGTAGTGTGGGAGTTGCAATTCAGCAACCTCGATTTTTATGTAGAACTGATGATGTTTCTAGTGCTACAGAGGGTGATGCTATAACAATTTTAGGTGTGGCTTATACAATTAGAATTGTTCAAGATGATGGAACTGGAATGACAACTTTTGTATTAGAGAAAAACTAGTGGCACATTTAAGAAATCAAATTAGAGATGCTATGGTTACAAGGTTGACTAATCTAACAACTACAGGAACAAATGTTTTTAGATCAAGAATATATCCATTAGAAAGTAATAATCTTCCGGGATTATGTATATTTACAAAGTCAGAGGTTACAACTTTTGATACATTAACAAGACCTAGATCAGTCAATAGGGTTTTAGAAATTGGTGTTGAAGCATATGTTAAAGCGACAAGTAACTATGACAATACACTTGACACGATTGCAGTAGAAGTTGAAGAAGCTATTGCATCAGATGTTACGTTTGGAAGTCTTGCGAAAGACACACAAGTGACATCTTTTGAGGGTGACTATAGTGGTGATGGTGAACAACCAATAGCCATTGGTCGCTTCACAGTTGAGGTAATTTATAGAACCTTAGAAAATGACGTAGAAACTGCAGCTTAAAAGGAGATAAAAATGGCAACACACGCAGGATCAGAGGGAACAGTAAAAAGTGGCTCAAATACAGTCGCTGAAATTCGTTCCTTTTCTTTAGAAGAAAGTGCAGACACCATTGAAGATACAACAATGGGTGATACTTCAAGAACATATCTAACAGGATTAAAAACATTTAGTGGTTCTGTAGATGTATTCTGGGATGAAACAGACACAAATGGTCAAGTTTCATTTGCAGTTGGAGCATCTGTAACTTTGGCAGTATATCCAGAGGGTGCAACAAGTGGTGACACTTATTATTCTGGTACTGCGATTGTAACAGGAAGAACAATTACTTCATCATTTGATGGAATGGTTGAAGCATCTTTTTCTTTACAAGGCACAGGCGCACTAACTGCAGCAACTGTTTAGAGGTGATTGATGTCATTAGGTGAACAGATTGCATCTAGACGTATAAAAGAAAAAAGAACTATTGAAGTTCCAGAATGGGGTGAAGATAATACTCCATTAATTTTATATGCTAGTGCTATAACTGCAGGTGATATTAATAAGTTGCAGAGAAAGCATAAAAACTTTCTAAATGATATGACTGTAGATGGAATGGTTGATTTAATAATTGAAAAAGCTGAACTAAAAGATGGTGAAAAAGCATTTTCATTAGCAGACAAGCCATTTCTTATGAGTGAAAAGGTTAACATAATTGCAGAACTTTCTGCAAAAATGTTTGGTGATACTGTTTCTGTAGAGGAACAAGAAAAAAACTAAAAAGCGATTTGTTAAGGTTTAATTTATTAGCTTTGGCAGATCGCTTACACAAAACAGTTGATGAAGTTGAACATTTAACTTTATCTGATATAAATGAATGGTATGCATATTTTAAGGTAGTAGAGAATGGCAGATCAAAATCTTAAAGTTACCTTATCAGCAGTTGATAAAACAAGACAAGCATTCGCAAGTGTTCGTGGTGGTTTAGGCAGAATTGGTAAATCTATTGTTAGTGTAAAAGGTGCTTTAATTGGATTAGGTGCAACAGTTGCATTAAAACAATTTGCAACACAAATAGATAATTTAGCAAAAGCATCTAGTCGTTTAGGTCTAACAGTTAATCAAATTCAAACATTACAATTTGCAGCAAGTCAAACTGGTGCTAGTTCTGAAGAACTTGAAAAAGGTTTAACTAGATTTTCCAGAAGTATATCAGAAGCATCCACAGGGTTAGGTGTTGGAGTAAAGGCATTTGAAGCATTAGGAATTAGTGTTAGTAATGCAGATGGTTCTTTAAAACCAACTAATGAACTATTAAATCAAGTTTCAGATCGTTTAAGTGCAATCAAAGACCCTGCAGATAAAGTTAGAATTGCATTTGATTTATTTGGTAGGTCTGGTGTTAACTTAGTTAATACATTACAAGCAGGTTCTAAGGAATTAAATAAGTTAAGAGATGAATTTAATTCTGTAACTTTACAATTAACAAGTGAAGATGCAAAAGCAGTTGAAGAAGCTAATGATTTATTTGATAAATTAGGAAGAACTTTTGTAAGTATTGGACAAAAAATTACTGCTAATGTTTTACCTGTGTTAGCTAATATGGCTAAGTTTTTAACTGTGTTAGTTGTTGAGGGATTTGCAAATGCTATAGAAGCAGGTAGAGATTTTCTAAACTTCTTTATTAAAGGTTATAACAAATTAGCTGAATTAGTTGGATTAGACCCTTTTGATGAATTTACATTTGGTAAAGAGTTAGAAGAAAATTTAAGAAATATTTCTAGTGCATTTGATAAAACTTCAGAAAGTTTAGAAAAAGTAAATCCACCTTTAAGAATTGCAATAAATGGTTTTAAAAGAGTTACAGATACTGTTAAAGAAGTAAAACCAGAACTAACTGCATTACAAAAGTCATTTAAAGACGTTGGAGATAGAGGAATTAAATCTTTAGAGGATTCGTTGGTTGGTATAATTGATGGCACTAAATCTGCTAAAGATGCATTTAAAGATATGGCTAGATCAATTATTTCTGATTTAATAAGAATAGCAATCCAAAAGTCAATTACCGGCCCGCTAGGAAATGCATTAGGAAGTTTTTTTACTGCTTCTTCAAGTGCTACAACTGTTCCAACATTTATGGCTAAAGGTGGAACTGCTACAAGTGGATCACCTTATATTGTTGGAGAAAAGGGGCCGGAGTTATTTGTACCCGGAAGAACAGGCACAGTAGTTCCTAATAATCAATTAAGTTCTGGTGGTGGTGTTACAATTAATCAAACCATTAACGTCACTACAGGTGTTCAACAAACAGTTAGAACGGAGATTGCAAACCTAATGCCACGAATAGCACAAGCATCTAAACAAGCAGTCTTAGAAAGCAGACAAAGGGGTGGTTCATTTGCAACTGCTTTTGGTGGTTAATTATGGCTATATCTTATCCATTAGCAACACCAACAAATAAAACAATTCAACAAGTTGCATTCTTTGCAAGAAATACAGTTGCTATTTCACAATCACCTTTTACATATGCACAACAAGTTCATAAGTGGACAGGTCAAAGATGGGAAGCTGATATTACTTTACCACCTATGAAAAGAGCAGATGCAGAAGAATGGATTTCATTTCTTGTTAGTTTAAAAGGTTCATATGGAACATTTTTATTAGGTGATCCATCAGCAGTAACACCTAGAGGAACTGCATCAAGTTCACCGGGAACACCTATTGTTAAAGGTGCTAGTCAAACAGGGGATCAATTATTAATTGATGGTGCAACTGCAAGTCAAACTGGTTATTTAAAAGCAGGTGATTATATTCAATTAAGTTCTGGAATTACATCTAAATTTCATAAAGTTTTACAAGATGCTAATTCTGATGGTTCTGGAAATGTAACTTTAACAATATTCCCAGATTTAAGAACATCACCAACTGATAATTCAACTGTGGTGGTGACAAATGCAAGAGGTGTTTTTAGATTAAATGATAATGTTGTTAATTGGAATGTTAATGAAGCATCTATTTATGGAATAACATTTGGTGCAGTAGAAAGTTTATAAATGACTAGATCAATTACTTCAAATATGTTGACACAACTTTCAGCTAAAGAAGTTGAATTATTTTTAGCATTAAAATTAAACTTTGATAGTGGTACAGTTGCATTATGGACAGGTTATGGAGATATAACATTTGGTTCGCAATTATACACAGGTGCAGGAACTTTATTAGGTTTCAGTACAGTTGAGGAAACATCTGAAATAGCAGCAAGAGGTGCGCAAGTTACTTTAGATGGAATACAAACATCAATTGTTTCATTAGCTTTAACTGAAAGCTATCAAGGCAGACAAGCATTAATATATTTAGGTGCATTGTCATCTGGTTCAGTTGTCGCTGATCCTAC